ATAAACTCTATAGAGGTATTTCTTATAGAAAGTTTAATAAAAAGTTTACGCTAGCTGAAGATGTAATTGTAAAAGATGCATCACTAATCTGCGGATTATTAACTATTAAACTAGAAAAAATACTTCCTGAAGAGAAGAAACCTAGGACTATTAAAATAAACTAAGGATTATTATGGACCAGTATAAGAAAGCAGCCGAGACGAGGCTAAGTAATACTACGTCCCATGGCAATCATAAAATTCACCCGGAAGAACTAGCACGAAGGGCCCACACTCGTGGGCATTTCGCCGCTAAAGAACGTGATGAGTTTTTCGATCAAGTCTATGGTGATATACTAGTAGAATACTTTATGCAATGGTTAAAAACCGAGCCTCACGAAACTAAGTCTCGAGAGTTTTTATATGCATCTGCTATGGCACTGGGTAGTGTCAAAGAAAAGATGATTGCTTTCGAAACTTATGGAAAGAACGTACCACACATGAAGGAGGACGATAGTGAGGGAAATTAATAAATCGGAAGTATTGTATAATATAGAAACAATGATAAATACATTAGAGTATGATTCAATGCGATCACCCGGTAAAACAAAAGTAAATGCAGGGTTATTAGTTAACCTATATACTCTAAAAGATATATACATAAAGGAATTAAAGAATTCAAAAGCAGCCCCTAAAAAGGAGGTAGCAAATGGATAACAATACAGAAGCGCAAGTGGACTCTACCCAACAGGATGACTCCCAAGCCGATGTAGGTCGAACAGAGGAACAGTTGCTGGCTGACATTGTTCGTAATTCGGATTTTATACCGAATGACGAAGAATCTCTACCCGAAGAGCAAGTGCCTGAGTTAGACCCGGTAGATGCAGATTCAGAGACCCAAGAGTCTGAGGAAGCCGTTAGTGAAGAAGTTGAAGAAGAAGTCCAATCAGAAGGAGGAGAAATTCCAGCTGAGGATGCCGCGGAAGCCGCTACCCAATCTGAAATTTATACTCAAGAAGATTTAGACTTAGATGCTAAGGTGTCTGTCAAAATTGATGGCAAAGAAACTGAAGTATCTTTTGGTGATCTTATTAAAGGTTACTCTACTGAACAATCTCTTTCTAATAAGGGTCGTGAGCTTGGAGATGCTAGGAAAAAACTCGAAGAAGAATTTCAAGGTAAGCTAGGCGAACTTGACAATATGTCAAAAGCCAGTGTAGCCGTACTATATTCTGAAGAGAAAGCTAAAGCAGATCAATATCATGAGCTTGAAAAAAAGATCACTGAAGCACGTAAAGATGGTGATTCTTACAATTTAACTGAGTTAAAAGATCAACGGGAACAAGCCCAAAAAGAGTATTGGGAAGCCAGGAATAAACGCGAACAGTTGGGACAGGCAGTTCAAAAAAGCCAAGAACAACAGATGCAACAACAATGGCAAGCCTCAATATCTCATTTTAACGAAACTATTCCAACGTTAATACCTGGGTATAATGAAAACAAAGCGAAACAAATACGCGAGTTTGCATTAGCAGAAGGTATATCTGAGGAAGTATTAAACACCGTTGTTGATCCTAATATTGTAAAATTTGTTGATGATTACCGACAGTTAAAACAAGGCGTCAGTCAAGGCGCTGTAAAACGTAAGAAGTTACCTGCTAAAAAAGCCCCAATTAAAAAATCAAAAACTGTTTCACAACAGAAAGCTGACGCAAGTCAGCAATTAAGGGCTAAAGTGTTAAGTGGTCAAGGTAATCAAGGCGATGAAAAGGATTTTCTAAAAGCTATGGCCGAGCGATCTCTGAGTGGTAAAATTTAAACTCAAGCCTTGGAGGTAAATACTAATGGCTAATACACTCGGCGTACGTGGTACAGGTGGACCAGCAGGTCCCGCACGTGCTACAAACAAGGACGTCTCTGAAAGAGAGGACCTTGCCAACTTTATTTCGATGATAACAAGGGACGAAACTCCTTTTACATCATCTATCGGTAAAACTAAAGCTACTGCTATCTATCATGAATGGCAGACTGACGCACTTGAAGCTCCCGGTAACTCACGAATCGGTGAAGGTACTGATTGGATTGCTCCAACTGCTGATGGTTCTGGTGGTACAGGTGCAACACCTGCTACTGGTGCTAAGTTCGCAGTCTCTGGTCCTAACAGAACCAGACTAGGTAACTACACACAGATCAATGGTAAAACTATTGCTGTGTCAGGAACTAGACGAGCTGTCGATCAGGCTGGTGTAGCTGATGAATACGCATATCAACTTAAAAAGCGTGGTACTGAACTACGACGTGACGTTGAGTTTGATATGGTTCATGCTCATAACATCTCAAATGCTGTAGGTTCACAAAATGCTAACTCACGTTCAGCAGGTGGATACTCATCTTTCATTAACAGTACAGCTACTTGTAACTATGTAGGTCAATGGGAAGCTCCTTCTGCTGCGACTACAGGTGCAGGAACTGACAATGAAGGTACTGCTATCCCTAGAGGTAGCGTTAACGTATCTTCTTCTGCTGCTCCAACAAGAGGTTCTCTTGCTTTAACAGACATCGACGCTGTTATGCAGAAAATCTATGAGGAAGGTGGTAAGGCTACTAAAGTCATGGTTTCACCAAAAATACGTAGAGATTTCTCTGACCTAATGGTTAGTGATACTGGCGTAAGACGAAACATGGATACTGACGGAAAACTTCGACAGTCAGTTGACGTGTATATGTCTGACTTTGGTGACATTATGGTTGTACCTAACTACATCATGGGATTAGCTAACTCTCATGCTGCTATCTTAGGTGATGGTCACGCATCTAACTACTTCACAAGCAGTGGAATTCCAGATATGGCTGACTTTGCAGCTTACATCTATGATCCAATGTGGTTCTCAACAGCTTACCTACGACCTATGCAAGAGGTCGACGTAGGGCAAAAGGGTGACTCAACTGTCGGAATGATGGTTGAAGAGTGCACTCTTGAAGTGCGCAATCCAAAAGGTTGCGGAGCTATTTACGGTCTTGCATAAGACTCCTTTGGGGAGGTTTAACAGCCTCCCCAATTTTTTTAACAATAACGGAGGGAATAATGTACGTTATTAAAGCAGCAAACGGAAACATATATCCAGTAGAAAAGTGTGTATACAGAATAGGCGCAGCAACAGGTGGTGGTTATAAATTAACTCATCTATCACTTATAACCGTTACTGAATCAGCAGGTGCTGAACCAAATCCTGGATTAGCTGATAACCCAGCAGCAGCAACAGCTGGAGATTTACTAGGTTATATTGGTAAGACTGGTAGATTCATTGCCATTACAGAACCTGCAACCTAGGAGTAATTATGGCTAAACAATACGAATTTGATTTTATGAGTGCCACAGTAGATCCTAAGAAATCTATTAAAGCAGGGTTTGATTTACAAACAGGACAGTGGCAAGCAACACAAAACATTCAACAGTACGTTGATGGTGCGAAAGAAGATAGGGATAAAGAAGCTTACTTTGGCAGAACCAAGTATAAAGGATTTCGTAAGATGGCTACTATACCAGATATAGTTGCTCTTAAAATAAACGAGGATTATGGTATTGATTTACATGATCAGACTTTTATGCGAGACACTGACAAAATGAAAAAATTAAAAGTAATTTTAAAGCAAGAATATCCTCACTTAATAATAAACACATAGGAGGATTATCATGACCTATGCTGAACTTGTTACATTAGTACGTAGTTGGTGTAATAGAGATGAGGAAGTTGTTAGTGACGATATAATAAAAGACTCATTAAAATACGCAGCGGATAAAGCATATAGGAAATTAAGAGTACCTCCTTTAGAGAACGTAGCAGAGTATGAAAAGAGCTTATTAGAGGATGCTTCAACTACTAGCACATCTACTAGATTAAGTCGTACGGAATTAAAAATACCTTTTGATTTAATAGAAATTATACAAATAAAAGAAATAGACGCGGCAGGTTTACCTACTAGAGTATGGAATGAAAAATTAGATGTAAGAACATTTAATGATCCTTCTGCTGAAAAGTATACTGCTAATAACTATTTTACAAGAGAACGTAATGTTCTTTATTTAAGTCCTGCCTTTGGTGAAAACACTAATAGTAATGCAGGTAATGCTATTGAACTATTGTATTATAGAAGATTACCAGCATTAGACGCTAAGTATGCAGTTACTGTACTTAATTATAAAGCTGGATTTCTAACTACATCAGGTGGTACTACAGCTTTGTATTTTGTAAACGGTAATACAACTGATGCGTATCTAACATCTACAGAGGCAACAGCAGCTGCAGATGGTGCAGGTACTAATACAGCAAATTATATAGGAACAGAAGTACCTAATTGGTTACGAGATGAAAATGAAAAAGTATTATTATATGGAGCTTTAGTAGAAATTTTTGCTTATGTTGGAGACGATGAACAAGTAGCTAAATATAAGATTATGTTTGATAACGAAATTCAAGAGCTTAATGATGAAGACGCTAAACGTAACTCTTCAGGTGGTAATGTACAAGTAAACTTTAACGGAAGAGGGTTAATATAATGACAACAGCAGCAAGAGCAGGTCAGTTTACAGGAGCTACAGACAATGCAGCTAAAGGTGGTTTATTTACTGACTCAAAAATTGATGGTATACCCGATCTGGTGGCAGCAGATGTTGCGTCGGCGCAGACTTCCGCAACTACAGCCACTACTCAGGCAGCTACAGCGACTACGCAAGCAACCACAGCAACAACAAAAGCCACAGAAGCGGCAGCTTCAGCAACTGCAGCAGCTAGTTCTGCAACTGCAGCAGCTACAAGCGCCACAAACGCAGCCAGTAGCGCCACAACAGCTAGCAACGCTGTGTCTTCTGTTAACACAAACGCGACAAACGCTGCTACAAGTGAGACAAATGCAGCAACTAGTGCAACGAATGCAGCAGCTTCAGCGTCTACAGCGTCGACTCAGGCCACAAATGCCACAACCCAAGCAAACTCTGCGCTTTCAAGTGCCTCAGCTGCTAGTACAAGTGCTACAAACGCAGCTAGTAGTGCAACTACAGCAACAACTAAAGCCTCAGAAGCTTCTACAAGTGCTACTACGGCAACTAACTACGCAACAAAAGTAAATGGAGCTATTACTGGGACAGACTTCAGCTCTAAAGCATGGGCAATTGGTGGAACTAATGTAACAGATACAGCTGGAAGAGGTGCAGCAAAGGAATGGGCTACTGAAGCTGAAGATAATACTGTTGATGGTACAAATTATTCAGCATTACACCATGCAGCTAAAGCAGCGGCTAGTGCTACTGCAGCTGCAGCTAGCTACGACAGCTTTGATGACAGGTATTTAGGCGCAAAAAGTAGTAATCCGACAGTTGATAACGATGGA